TAATGTACGATCTAAAAGATCTAGCGCCTAGCGTTAGGGCTTACATAAACCGAGCTGGCCTCCCAATGAAAAGCGTTGGGCTGGAGCTGTCTGACTTAGACCCGTATGAGGGTCAGGTCTTAGACGGGGTCAAGAAATGGATAGATCTGGTCAACTCCGGCAAGGTCGTAAAAGCCCAGGGAGAGCCAACCTGCGGTATGGGTCTTCTTTTGGTGGGTAATCCAGGTCACGGCAAGACTACTCTCGCCTCTACGGCCCTTCAGGAGCTTTTAAGGACTATTCCTAGGGACGTCATAGGCACCCCAGAAAGGTTCCCAGTCCGTCCAGGGTACTTTACGGACTATCCCAGGTTCCTACGCCTTCAGAAGCGCCAATGGGATCCTGATGCCGATGAGACAGAAGCAAGCCTTGTAGAGGGGCTATACGGCGATGCTCAAGATCACTTAAACGTAAAGATTTTAGTTTTAGATGATTTAGGCAAGGAGTATCGGACAGCAAGTGGCTGGTCTGAAAATACTTTTGATGCTTTACTTAGATCTAGATTCAATGCTGGACTTCCCACGATAATTACGACTAACGTTCCACTTAAACAATGGATTGACGTATATGGAGCTCCTATGGCAAGTTTTGCATACGAAGCTTTCTTCCCCTACGTTATATCCTCTAGAGAGGGAGATAGAAGAAAATTATGAGCTCAATGAAAACAATACAATTCTTTGTTTCTACAAGCGGTGTAGATGAAGTTATGACAGATAAAGAGTTAAATCTAAAATGTACTTGTGAAGGATTCAAGGCTCGCAAAAAATGTAAGCACATAACGTGGTGCGAATTAGAGTTAGCTAACGGTACTTTTCCAATTCAAATTGATAAATCTACTCCAGATTCTGCAATTAAAAAAGCAAAAGAATCAGATGAAGCATTTAGAGAGTTTTTAATTAGATATGGAAAGATAGAGGCAATTTAACTTTGAAGGGGGGCGATATTTCAAACGAGGTTCCTCTTCGAGTTTCAGTTTCTCTTGACTGCGTAATCGATAAGAAGCCTTCTGTTCGTAGATTTTTAGGTATTCCAATAATGGAAGAGGATATTACCTATAATCGAGCTGCCCTATCATTGTTTTGGCGTTTTTCTCAAAAGTATGGTTACAGTCTAGAGTTAATAGGTTTTGGGTATTCCAAAAAAGAAATGAAAGATATACAGGAAGATCTTGACAATCTAGGCACTAATCCGTTTAATTATTTTTTATCTTATAAGACTATCTCTGATTTCGTACGGGAGCTCCCCTATCGCCCAGAATTGGTAGGAGTTGTGGATACCCCAGATAGGGCTCTAAGATACGGCAGCAAATACATAGATATTGGGAGAGTTTAATGGCTGCGGATAACGAGATACGGCTTATATCAAAAGCAATCCGTGATAGAGACATATCTATTCTCCTTGAACGAGGTATACACGAAGATTGGTTTTATGTTGAAGATAACCGTGAGGTATGGAAATTTATACACAATCATTGGAAAAAATACAGCGAAGTTCCTACCGCAGTTACAGTAAAAGATAACTTTCCTACATATCGACTTCTAGATGTTCAAGACAATGCGTCCTATCTTTTAGATCAACTAATTGAATACAGGAAACGTCAAAAGACTATAGAAGTAGTTCAGTTAGCTGCAGATGCAGTCTCTGCCGGAGATCACAACAGTGCTTTAACTATTCTTGGTGCTGGAGTAGCAAAGTTATCTGATGAGGGTGTAAACCGTATAACAGATATAAACCTTTCTAACAATGCTAGCCAAAGATACGACGAATATTTAAATGTTAAAACAAGACCTAATGGTCTTCTTGGTATGGCAACCGGTTTTCAAGTTATGGATTTTGCAACAGCTGGTTTACAGCCCGGTCAGTTAATTACAATCATAGCTCCTCCTAAAACTGGTAAATCTGTTCTAGCTATGCAGATGGCAGCTAACGTACATGATGATGGTTTTGTACCCATGTTTCAATCTTTTGAGATGAGCAATATTGAACAACAAAGGCGCCATGATGCTATGCGAGCGCACATATCTAATGGAAGACTTATGCGTGGAGCCTTAAAGCCCGAAGAAGAAATTCGATATCAGAAGTTCTTACAGCGCATGGACGCTATGCATAATTTTTATTTATCAGAGTCGGTATCTGCTCAGACCATAAGTGCTTTATCAGTAAAGATTGAAAAGTTACGTCCAGATATTCTTTTTGTTGATGGCGTGTATTTGATGGTTGATGAGATGACGGGAGAGATGACTACTCCCCTTGCTTTAACAAATATAACTCGTTCTATGAAGCGCTTGAGTCAACAACATGAAATACCAATAGTTCAAACAACCCAGGTTTTAAATCACAAAGTACGTAGAGGACAGGTTACCGCCGACTCAATTGGTTATTCTTCATCTTTCCTCCAGGATTCAGACGTTATCTTTGCTCTGCAACGTCAAGACGAAGCAGACGATAGCTCCAGATTGTTAAAAATAGTTGCAAGTCGCAACTGCGGTCCCGCTGAAGTAGAACTTCTATGGGATTGGGAAGAAGGAAGGTTCGAGGAATATGGAAGCGCAGTATCCATATGATGGCAGCCAACTCTGTAAGAATGAGGATCCGGAAATATTTTTTCCGGAAGACTACAGTGTTCGGTCTACGGTTAATGTTGCTAAGGCTATCTGTCGTAAATGTCCTCTTATCAATTCTTGCCTTGAGTATGCAATATTTGAACCGAATCTTGAAGGAATATGGGGAGCCACAACTCCAAGAGAGCGTCAAAGAATCAGATCTCAGAGGAGAAGACGTGCCCCGATCTATTCGTGAACTTAAGCCAGATTACACTGGTACTTTGGATCACGAAAATGAAATTCATCATGAATGTCCAGTATGTGATTCAAATATTTGGAACATTAAAGCAATGTTTGACGAGTATGAGATTTCAATGTACTTTATTGACATGGAGTGCTCAGTATGCGGAACTTTTGCTAAAGCCCCTACTTTGGTGGATAAACCGTAATGTTTTATCAAGAGGGGGATATAGAGCGTACTCTTTTACGTTTAGGTATAGAGGCTTCTCAAAGACGATCTGAATTAATTGCTTTATGCCCTATGCACAAGTATAGAGTTGGCAAAGAAGACAATAATCCTTCTTGGTCTATAAATGCCGATACCGGCGCTCATCATTGTTTTTCTTGTGGATATAAGGGAAATTTATTAACTTTAATTTCTGATCTTCTGGAGTACGGAGATTTAGAAAAAGCAAAGTCATGGTTGAGGTCCAATACCGATGTAAATTGGGAATTAGTATCTAAACAACTAAACGAAGCTAAGAAAACCTATATTCATTTACCAAAATTAGTTCCTATGAGTGAAGCTCGACTTGCTGTTTTCAAAGAAGTTCCCGCTTGGGCTGCAAAGGATCGTGGATTGTCAGTAGAGGCTTGCAACACCTACGGAGTATCTTGGAGAGAATCAGATTCTACTTGGATACTCCCAATTCGGTCTTTAGATGGTCGTCTTTTGGGTTGGCAAGAAAAGGGGCACCTGTCTAGAAAGTTTTTTAATCGACCTCCAGGCGTCCCAAAATCAAAAACTTTATTTGGCATGAATTGTTGGGATAAGGATCAAATGATCGTTATCGAATCCCCACTAGATGCGGTTAAATTAAAGTCTGTTGGGATACCTGGCGGCGTAGCTACTTTTGGCGCTGTTGTTAGCCAAGATCAGATTGAAATAATGCGTAAAGCGGAAAATTTAATTATTGCTATGGATAACGATGAAGCCGGCAGGAAAGCCAACAAGTTTCTTTTAGACTCTTTTAGAAAATTAGGCATAGAGTGTTGGTTTTTTAATTACGGTGATTCGGACAAAAAGGACATTGGCGATATGTCGTTGGATGCTATAGACTGGGGTTTGGCTAACGCAAAACATTGTGTCTTGGGAGGAGCTGCACTACGTGGGTAGATCAAAGGGATCTAAAAAAGCAACTAGCACCGGCCATATGGGTGGATCTATGGGCGGACGTTTTGAGACTACAAAGGGTTACAAGAAGCGACGCCTTGAAAAGATAAAGGCAGAAGAAGAATATTATGCCTCTATGTGTGGCCCAGTAATTGTACGAAAAATAGGGGATCCAGCACCATGACTTTTGTTGGTCAGTTATTACCGTATCAGCCTGAAGCTGTAGACAAAATGATTTTAAAACGCAACATGTTAGTTGCATACGATCTTGGTTTAGGTAAAACAGTTTTGACTATTGCTGCCATAGAGAGTCTTATGGATAGTGGGGATATAGAAGAACCTGGTATAGTTATATGCCTATCCTCATTGAAATATCAATGGGCCGCTCAAATAGAAAAGTTTACTGGTGGATCTTCAAACGCTCTGGTTATTGATGGAACGCAAAAGCAGAGAGCAGATCAGTATGCAAAAGCCTTTGATTGGTATAACTCCGGAGTGGATTACGTCATTGTTAACTACGAGCAAGTTGTTAACGACTGGTCTTTCATTTCATCATTACCAAGAGGATTCGTCGTTGTCGACGAAGCAACCGCAATTAAATCCTTTAAATCAAAACGATCAAGATACGTTAAGCAACTAGACTCAAAGTATAAATTTGCTCTTACCGGTACTCCGGTAGAAAACGGTAAACCGGAAGAGATCTACTCCATAATGCAGTTTGTAAATCCTAAAGTTCTGGGTAGATTTGATTTATTTGATGCCACGTTTATTGTAAGAAATCAA